CAAGATTCTCAATTTTTAACAAAAATGAGAGCAATTTTAGCAAAAACCAACTATTATGATCTGTGGGAAGACGAATATTTGAAGAAAATTCTAGAACAGGACTATGAAATGGTCCAAAAAATACGTAATAAATAGATTTTTGCGATTTTTGTGCGTTGGAACAGTTTTCGATGGGTAATCACCTGCTCTTAGAGGTGTACGATGTTGATTTTGAAGCGATTAATGACCTAGAATCGCTTCAAAATGCTATGATACGTGGTATTGAACGTGCAAAAATGACTATTTTGAACGTTTTCTCGCATTGTTTCATTCCTCAGGGGTGTACAATTGTGATTGCACTCGCAGAAAGTCATGTCTCGTGTCATACTTGGCCAGAAAATGGGTGTTTGGCAATAGATGTATACACTTGTGGTGATGGAAATCCCAAATTAATCGCACTTGAGATATTAAAATACTTAAATTCCGACAATTATAACTTAAGATACCTTTATCGTTAAATAGTCATAGGGGAGATAGCAACCTCCTTCCAAAAAAAGTTCTGTTTTTAACAAAAACAGGAGCTAAAATGGCAAATTTACCAGTTGATAGGGATAAAAACTACATGCATCAGATGTGGGGAACCACAAAACTTATCACGGACTATGAAGTTGTTACCGAAAAGAAAAAAGTTATTCAAGAAATTATGCATGATGATGTTGAAAAAAATAAATTCAATTTAAGTGAAAAAATGCATAAAACTATTCGCAATGATAATGATTATGATGATTGGGAGTATGGAACAGAACCCACTTATGGTCATTCATGGTAAAAATAACCATATAAATAAAGAAAAATACTAGTTTTTCTTTAATGGCGATAACGAGAGTATCTAAAAAGTTTAAGGACATTAGTTTATCATTTGATATGCATCCCGTAACTAAAGATGCTCTCTCTTTAACTAATGAATCTGCTATTAAAAGATCGATTAGGAATCTTGTACAAACTCTTCCAAGTGAAAGATTTTTTAATACAACAGTAGGGACAGAAGTTAGAACTACATTATTTGATTTTGTTGATTTTGGATCGGCTTCTCTATTAAAAACACAAATAGAGTTTGCAATTCAAAATTATGAACCTAGAGTTACTAATGTAAAAATTAATGTAGACCCATCACCAGATTTAAATTCCTTTGAAATTAACGTTGAATTTGATATTATAGGCGAAGAGTTTCCAAAACAAAATTTCACCTACATTTTAGAGGCAACAAGATAAAATGCCTTTTACAAAATTTACAGATCTAGATTTTGATCAAATAAAAACTTTAATAAAATCATACCTTAGAGCAAACTCTACGTTTACTGATTTTGACTTTGAAGGATCTAATTTTTCAGTATTAATTGACGTATTAGCGTATAATACGTACATAACTGCATTTAATTCAAACATGATTGTCAACGAATCCTTTCTGGATTCTGCGACTTTCAGGAATAATGTAGTTTCTTTAGCAAGAAATGTTGGATATATACCGAGATCTAAAACATGTGCAAAAGCAAATATATCATTTGATGTTCAACTTTCATCAACTTCATCTTTACCAACCCAACTTATCCTAAAATCTGGATTAGTTTGTGTTGGATCGTCGGACAATACTTCATATGTATTTTCGATACCAGAAAATATTTTAACAAATGTCAATCAAAATACTTCAGTAGCTTCCTTTAAAAATATTAACATTTATCAGGGTGTTTTTATTACTAAGCAATTTGTTACAAATAACTCAATAAAACAAAAATTTATATTAGACAATCAAAATATAGATACTTCGACAATAAAAGTAAAAGTAGATGGATTTGAGTACAAATTAATTGATAATATCATTGATATCAATTCAAAATCTGAAATTTATTTAATTCAAGAGATAGAAGATGAAAAATATGAATTAATATTTGGTGATGGAATTTTAGGAAGAAAATTAAAAAATAATTCTATAATTGAAGTTACTTATATTGTAACAGATGGTCCTGAAGGAAATGGTCCTTCTTCATTTTCATTCTCAGGGGTTATTACAAATATAGTAGATGTTGTACAAAATCCAGTTGGTTCAATTTCCATTACAACCAACTCATCGGCAACTGGTGGTAGTGATATAGAATCTAAAGATTCTATCAAATATTTTGCACCTAGAATATATTCTTCGCAATATAGGGCAGTAACATCAAGAGATTATGAGTCTATTATAAAAATGATTTATCCTGATGCAGAATCTGTATCTGTAATAGGTGGAGAGGAATTAGACCCGCCAGAATTTGGAAATGTTCTAATAAGCATTAAACCAAAAAATTCTTATAAATTATCAGATTTTACCAAAGAAGATTTATTAAATAAACTGAAAAAATATGCTTCAATTGGAATTAATCACAAGATAGTTGATCTCAAAACACTGTTTGTTGAAATTGAATCTTCTATTTACTATGATTCCAATAAAATTAGCAATACTTCAGATCTTAAAACTAAAATTATATCAACTCTCGAATCATATTCAAAATCAGTAAACTTAAATAAATTTGGTGGAAGATTTAGATATAGTAAAGTTTTACAATTGATTGATGGTGTTGACACTTCTATAACTTCTAATATTACCCGAGTAAAAATTAGAAGAAATTTAAATTGTGTGCTGAATAGATTTGCACAATATGAACTTTGTTTTGGTAATCAATTTCACAGAGAAATTGGTAAATATAATATAAAAAGTACGGGATTTAATATCCTTGGAGAAACGTCTACTTGCTATTTTGTTGATGTTCCGGAACCTAACAGTGACATTGGTTCATTAACAATAGTAAAACCTTTGGAAGATTTAAAGACATATGAAATTGTTAAAAAATCAATAGGACAAGTTAATTATAAAACTGGTGAGATATTGATTAATACAATCAATATTTTTAGTACAGAACTTCCTAATGGAGTTATAGAAATACAAGCATACCCAGAATCAAATGATGTAATAGGTCTCAAAGATTTGTATGTTATTTTTGATGTTAACTCCAGTTCACCTAATATAAATATGCTAAGAGATACTATTGTTTCCGGTGAACAAATTTCAGGAGTTAATTTCCCAATAACTTCAAGCTACTTTAATGGTAAGTTAACGAGGTAATATGATATCAACAGGATTTGAGCAAAGAGTAAAAATACAAGAAGTAATTGACAATCAGATACCAGAATTCTTTTTAGATGAAAATCCAAAGTTTTCTGAATTTCTTAAAGATTATTATAAATCTCAGGAGTACCCTGGCGGTCCTGTAGATATTGCAGAAAATTTAGATCAATATTTAAGATTTCAGTCAATAACACCGGAAGTTATTTCGGGGAAAACTACTCTTTCCTCAAATATTACTGCTTCATCTTCGGAAATTACCGTGTCCTCAACAAAAGGATTTCCTGATGAATATGGGTTATTAAAAATAGATGATGAGATTATTACTTATAAAAAAATTGAAGGAAATAAATTTACTGGTTGTATCCGTGGATTTTGTGGAATTACTTCTTTTGACGATCCTTTAAATCCAGGAGAATTAATTTTTTCAACTTCAATTGCAGCATCGCATAAAAATAATTCTACTGTCGTAAATTTAAGCGCATTATTTTTACAAAATTTTTATAAAAGATTAAAATATCTCTTCGCGCCTGGATTTGAAGATATAAAATTTACTCCAGATTTAAACGTAGATAATTTTATTTCTCAAATTAAATCTTTTTATAAATCTAAAGGCACTGAAGAATCCATAAAAATACTTTTTAGAGTTTTGTATGGAGAAGAAGTAAAGGTTTTAAATACAGAAGATTTTGTTCTTAAACCATCATCTTCAGAGTATTTAAGAAGAAAAATTGTAATAGCAGATTTAATAACTAAAAATTGTAACCCTGAAAATTTAATTGGACAAGAAATAAGATCAAATAATCAACTATATTCTGGTCCAGTCTCCAGAGTTGATATTTTAACAAGAAATAATAAAGCTCTCTACAGAATAGAACTATTTTATGGGTATGATGATTCTGATTTAACGGATGGAAACTTCAAAATTACCCCAAAAACAAAAATAACTGAAACTGTTTCTGTAGGATCTTCAATTATAAATGTCGACTCTACTGTTGGATTTGGTAAAACAGGAACTTTTATATCAAATTCTCAACAAATATCATATACTAATAAAAATTTAACTCAATTTTTTGGATGCACTGGAATAACTTCAAGTATTCCATGTTCTTCAGATTTATATTTTAATTCTGATGTAATTTATGGTTATGAAAATGGAGATATCAATAAAAAAATTGAATTTATAGTTACTGGATCATTATCTAATATCTCAAAAGTAGATAATTTAAATCTTTTTAGAGAAGGTGAAACAATTAGTGTAAAAAATTATGGGGATAAAATATTAAACCCCTTATCTGAAAGATCTTTTAAACAAAAACTTTTTAATTCTTGGGTTTACAACGTTAAATCTAGATACGAAATCCAGTCGTATTCTAATGGAAGCTCGCAAATAGTCTTATATGAATCTCCAGATAAAAGTAGCTTAAAAAATGGGGATTATGTAGATATTTTAAAGCAAAATTCTGAAGATATTATATTAGAAAATGTTTTAGTCCAAAATATTAATAGTAATATTGTCCAATTAGATACTGAAATACAAAATTCTCCTCTTAATCAAAAATTAAGTATAAGAAGAAATTATAAGTACGCATCTAGTTCTAACATACCTTTAACATATTCAAAAATATTATCAGACGTTCAAAATACTTATGTAGAAAATAACGATTTCATTTATGTATCGTCAAATTCTTTGCCTTCATATAATATAACAACTAAAATTAAAAAAATATCAAAAACTATAAGTCAACTGTCTGATGTTAATAATGTATTTGGTGGATTAAATGCAGTAACAAGAAAGTATTCTACACTTTCATTTGATAATGAGGTTCCATTCATTACTGGCGATGAAGTAGTATATACACATACAACTACAACTCCAATAAGTGGATTAAGTAATAATGCAGTGTATTATGTTGAAGTTTTAGATCAAAAAAATAAAATTAAACTATATTCATCAAGATCTTTCCTTTCCACTGGAGATAACATAGAATTAGAAATTAATGAAAATTTGGGAACTCATACTTTTACTTTACGTTCTCAAACATCTGAAAAATTACTTCCTTCCAATTCATTAATTAAATTCCCAATATCTCAAAAATATGAAGATTATGTTAAAAAAATTGAAACAAAACCAGGAGAAGTTGGTGTTTTAGTTAATGGAGTTTCTATCATAAATTATAAATCTGATGATAGAATCTATTATGGTCCAATTAACAACATTTCAGTTATAAATTCTGGAGAGGATTATGATGTTATTGATCCTCCAAAAGTAATAATTTCAAATCCAACTGTTGGTATTGGAACTACTGCTCTTGCAAATTTAATCGTTGAAGGATCTATAAAGGAAGTTTTAGTAGATCCACAAAAAGTTTCTCTTGAAAGAGTTATAACAGTTTCAGTTTCTGGTGGAAATGGAAAGGGGGCAATTTTAGAACCCATAATTTCTGACCAATACAAAGAAATAGAGTTTAACGCTGCTCAATATGAATTCGGTGGTGGAATTAATATTTCGGAAGAAACAATTACATTTTTAGAAAATCATGATTTAGTTGATGGGAAGAAAATAGTTTATAGTTCAAACGGAAACCCTCAATTAGGAGTCGGAAGTTTTGGATTATCTAATACTGATCAAGATTTATATTTAATTAATGGTGCAATTTACTATCCAAAAATTTTAAATACGAAATCTATTAAATTATTCAACACATTATCAGATTTGAATTCTGGTATTAATACTGTTGGATTTACTACAGTAAATACTGGGGGAATTCATAAATTTAGATTTTATGACCCTATACGTGTTCTATCTCAGATTAGAGTAGTTGATGGTGGAGAAGGATATGCTAATAAAGTTTTGCGCGTAAAACCTTCTGGAATATCAACTCAAAACTACACTATTAATTTTAAAAATCATGGATTTAAAGATGGTGATATAATCGAATATTCATCAACTGGTGGATATATGAGTGGTTTATCCACCGATAAACAATATAATGTATTAAAAGTGGATGATGATTATTTCAGATTGTCTGAAATTGGAGGAATTTCTGTTGGATTTTCAAAGTCAAATTATGAAAGAAGAAAATATGTTAAGTTTGAAAGTTCTGGATCTGGATATCAAGTATTTTCATATCCAGAAGTAAAAATCAATATTGATGCAGAATATTCACAATCTACTGGAATAATAACAGCAACACCAGTAGTCAGAGGTAAAATCTCTGGGGTATATGTATATGAAAATGGTACTAATTATGGATCCCAAATTCTGAACTTTAATAAAAAACCAACAATATCTCTTCAAAAAGGTAGAGGAGCGCAATTAAAACCAATTGTTATCAATGGCAGAATAGTCAAAGTTGAAGTTCAATCTAGAGGTCTTCTTTACAGCAAGTCATTAGATTTACAAGTTGTTGGAAATGGTATTGGTGCTAAGTTACGTGCTGTAGTTGTAAATGGTTCTATAACTTCAGTTATCGTAATAAACGGCGGTATAGGATATGGAAATAATACTAAAATAATAATCAATTCTCCAGGAAGAAATGCAATTTTATTCCCAGAAGTTAGATATTTAACTCTTAATAACAATTTTAGATATTCTGATGAATATCTAACTCCTCGTGAAGGTGGAATGACTTATGGAATAGTTGGTTATTCGACAAATAGAGATGGGACACAATTTGATGAGCCTAGATCTACTCGTGAAGGTCATTCTAAGATAATAGGATGGTCTAGAGATGGATATCCAATATATGGTCCATATGGTCATAATGATCCCAAAAACTTAAACTCTGAAATAGTCATATTAAAAACAGGTTATTCTTTAAGTGGATCTTTTATTGAAAATAGACCTTCTTTAAATAATTTCCCTCTAGGATATTTTGTTGATGATTATAAATTTACCAATTCTGGAGATTTAGATGAAAGTAATGGTAGATATGCAGTAACTCCAGATTTTCCAAACGGAACTTATGCGTATTATGTTGGGGTAACATCTTCACAATCAAGTTCAAATTTAATTCCAAATTTCCCATATTTTATTGGAAATAGTTATAGATCTATAGTTTCTGATGATTTTATTTTAGATCAAAACGATGATTTTAATGAAACAACTTTACTGAGAAATACATTTCCACATAGAGTATCGCAAAAATATTCAAAAAGCGATTTTATACCATTATTAAATGAATTTTCTAAACAAATAACAACTATAGAACAAACCAAACCAGGTGTTATTGATAAAATTGATGTTGTTAATTCTGGGCAAGATTATGCTATTGGTGATATTGTAGTTTTCGATAATGATGGTTCCTCTGGATCTGGGGCAAATGCAATAGTTTCCGAAATTTACAATAAAGATGACATAGTATCTTTAGAAACTTCATATAAAGTATACGAAAATGCTACATTTGTGTGGAAAGACTCTAATACGGTTTCGGTAAGAATTCTTCCATACCACGAATTAGATAATAATTCGAACGTTCAAATAATAGGTCTATCCACTTCATTAAAAAATATAACTGGAGATCATAACATAAAAGTTGATAGGTATTATTCTAGACTTACAAAATCTCTGAGCTCTGCCGCATCTAGCGGTATTTCAACAGACATATATGTTAGCGAAATACCAAAAAATATTAGCATTGGTAGTTCTATAACTATAGGGTCTGAAGTTGCGTTAGTCTTAAATGTTTTTGAAGAGCAAAATATAATAAAGGTAAGAAGAGGACAAACTGGAATTTCGCATACAGTTTCGGAATTAATTTCTTATTATCCAAATACTTTTGAAATAAAGACAAATACCAACTTCTTTGATTCTTCTTTTTCAAAAACTAATTATTTTAATCCTCAAAAATCTGTTGGATTTGGTACAGATGTTGGAACTATCACAAATGTTCAAAGAAATATTGGAAATTATTCCAATCAAATTTCTATACCAATTCAATCAATATATATTCCTAATCATGGATTAAAAAATAATCAAAAAGTTTTACTAACAATTAGTCCTTTAGGTGTTCCTATAAGTGTTTCTAATACCGAGGATACTTCTGGAGGAAACACTTTCAACTTACCTTTATCGGGACCCTCCCAAGAAGTTTACGTAATTAATAAATCAAAAGATTATATTGGAATTGTAACTCAAGTTGGATTAACTACACAAACTTCAGGTCTATTTTTTATCGGTGCTGGAGTTGGTGGAAGTATAGATTATGATGACTATAAGATTCAAACACAACTAACCGGATATGAAAACATAACTGGAACAGTTCGTAAAATACAAACTAAAGTATCAATATCAACAGACCATACATTAGTTAATGGTGATACTATAAAATTAAATGTTGTACCAAATATTTCTTCTGGTGGAATAGAAACTTCATCTTCTCTCAAGATTTCATATGATTCTGAGTATAATAAGTTATTGGTAAATAGAGTTGGATTTGGTTCAACTTCTGTTAGTACTTTAAATAATAGCATATCAATTAATTCGCACGGATTTTATACTGGTCAAAAAATATTCTATTATTCTCAAGACGCCAATATTCAAAATTTATCAAAAGGTGAATATTACGTTTATGTTGTTGACAGCAATACTATTAAATTATCGGAAACATATTTAGATTCAATATCTTTCCCACCAAAATTAATTTCTATAGGAAGTAGTGGTGGAAATATCCAATATGTATCTAAAATAAATTCTCAAATTCTATCAGTTAAAAATAATTTCTTAGAATTTAACCTTTCAGATTCTTCACTTTCTGGATACGATTTTGAACTATTTTATGATAAAGAATTTAATAAAAACTTTGTTTCATCCGGAATATCAACAATTTTCAATATTACTAAAAATGGAGTTGTGGGTGTAAATGGAAGTTTAAAACTGAAATTTGATAAAAATTTACCAGTTTCTTTATACTATTCATTAACAAAAAATGGAAAATCTATATTTACCAATACAAATGAGCAAGATTACCAAATAAAATTCATTAATAGTTTATATAACAATACCTATAAAATATCTGGGGTCGCTGGAACACATTTTTATATTTCATTACAAGAAATACCAGAAAAAAGTTATTATTTAAAGAGTGAGTGTGAAACTATTTCATATTCGACAAATTCTAAAACTTCTATTGGACCAATTTCAAATATATCTTTATTAAATGAAGGATCTGGATATAAATCTTTACCTTTTATTTCTGGCATATCCACATCACCAAGCACTGTTGGTGGAATATTTGGATCTAGAACTGGTGGAAAAAATGCAGTTCTTGATATTAAATCAAAATCAATCGGTAAACTTGAATTTTTAAATTTATCTAGTCAAGGTTATTCGTATGTTTCAGATAATACATTAAGACCAAAAGCTGATATTAGTACACAGTTATTTTTAAAAAATGCTGATGAAATAGATCGTGTTGAAGTAATAGAAGGTGGTAAAAATTATATCTCGAAACCAAACTTAATATTACTGAATACTTCTTCCAGAAAAGTTATTGATTCTGGAAAATTTGATGTTGAAATGAGTGCAAGTTCTATTTCAGAAGTTAAAGTTATTTCTAAACCTAATGGATTAGAAAACGTTGTTCATCAATTATATACTGTAAACAATAGTAATGGAATTTCAATCTCAGGAATTACCACATATACTAATGGAATTGTTCATTGTAAATTAAGAAGTCCAGGAATAAGTGCATTCTCTACTCCTCCTTTTGAATCTGGAGATTATGTTTTTATTGAAGGATTGCAAAAAAGAAGTTATGAAGATGAATTTGGTAACATAACTTCTCCAGGAAACGGATTTAATTCTTCAGATCATGGATATAATTTCTTTAGAGTAGTTGAATTTATTAATTCTCCAGGAAATACTTTACTAAAATATGATATAAGTCCATATACTTCATACGCTGGTGACCCAGCATTATCGCAAACTGTTTATAGTGTTGCGGTTAATAAAAAGAATTATCCAGTTTTTAAATTAAATCAAAATTCTAAACAATTTTTTGAAAATGAAGTTTTATATATTAATGGGACTTTAACTGACATTACCGTTAAAAGTTTATTGTATAAAGCAATAACTATTACCAATTCTGATGTATTTTTTGTCAAAAAAGGAGATGAAATATTAGGATCCGTATCTGGTAACAAATGTATAGTTGGCAATATTATTGAATATGATGGTGAATTTATAATTTCTTCTTCGTTGACCTCAGATCTTGGATGGAAAACAAATGTTGGAAGATTGGATGATGATCTTCAAGTATTGCAAGATAATGATTATTATCAAAATTTAGCATATTCAATTAAAAGCTCTAAAGAATATAATAAATTTTCAACAATCTTAAATACTTTAGCTCACCCAGCAGGAACTAAAAGCTTTGCAAACACTGGAATATCTTCATCTGCCAAAACATCTATAGGATCTACTCAAGGAATATCAATAACATTGGATTTTAATGATGAAAAAAGAGTTGATGTTATTAAAAACTTTGACCTTGCGTTTGATTATGATTCAACTACAAATTCATCATCTTATATTAGATTATTAAATAAAAAGTTAACAGACTATATTGAATGCAAAACTAATCGAGTTTTACAAATAGATGATATTAGTAATAGTTTCTCGAGTTCTGAATTTAATAAGGACGTTTTCTTAGATTCTTTGACGTACCCAGTTACAGATTTTTATTCAAAGTTTTTAATTCAAATTTCAGAAATACGCGAATCCGATTCCCCATATCAATTAAGTGAAGTTGTTGTAATTAATGACTTTAAAAATACTTTTACTTTAAACAAAAGTGATGTTTATTCCTCAAGATTACTTGGAACATTTAATGGAGAAATAAGTCTATCTGGAGATCCTGTTTTAAGATTTAATCCAGCAGACCCTTATGAAACTAGCTATAGATTGAAAATTTATAGGGAATATTTTAATGAAAGTTATAATAAACAGAGTGGATTTAAAGATTATGGTTTTATTCGCCTTTATGGAAATACTGATAAACTTTTACCTCAAGTTGGGGTCTCGACGGTAATTTTTAGAGGTTTATCAACACAATTTAATGCAGTCTATGCATCAGCAATTGTTGTAGATACTGATAATTATAACCTAAACTACTATGAAGTTGTTGGATGCTATGACGGAACTGATACCCACATATCAGAATTTTATTTTGATAACCAAAAATCTTTAGGTGGATCATCTGGAAGTCATATTGGTACTTTTGGGTTAAATGTATCTTCAGGAGTAATAACATTAGATTTTACAAATAATAAAACGAATAATATTTTAATAAAATCAAAATCCGTTGGATTTGGAACAACTGCATCGGGAATAGGCACTTATAGATTTTTAGTTGAAGATCAATTAGAAGAAACTGAGCGTACCTCTAGAATAGAATCAAATTACAGTAAAACGGTAGGAATTTCATCTATTAAAATATTTGACTCATCTTTAGAGTCTGGATTTAGATCTATTGTAAAGATTTCAGTTGGATCAACAATAGCAATGCATCAAGTGACTACTATTTGTGATGAATTGTCAATAAGTCTTCAAAGTGATCCATTTATAAGTGTTGGAAGTCCAAATGGAATTGGAACTTTCTCTGCATCATTATTTGGGTCAATTGCTTGTATAAATTTCCATCCAGATCCAAAATTTGCTTCAAGTCAATTAACTATTCAGTCATATGATCATATTTTATATAAAGAAATTGACGAATTTAATCCTCCAGATGTTTTGACTTATGGTTCTGCAATAGAAAGGCAGTACTTATCAAGATATGGTTCAATTAATAACTTTGGAAAAGATAGATTAGATTTTGATTTAAATTACAACAGAATACCTATATTTGTAAAATCATTTAATCCTAAAAAAGAATCAGTTTTAAATAAAGAAACTGGAGTTTTTACTATAAAAGATCATTTCTTTGAGACTGGTGAGGAGTTAATTTATACACCAGGATCTACATTATCAAATATCCCACCATTGCCCGTTGGAATAGGATCAACTTTAGTTGGTGGAATAACTTTAATTGCCGATTCTATAGTTGGTTTTAATACACTAATTGGATTAGCATCTACTGTTGGTATTTCTACTGGATCTTTTTCTATATCTGGAGAGGGTTTTTCAAATGGTAATACTACCATAGTATCCATAGGTGAAACTTATTCTTATTTTATTGGTAATGTCACTTCTGTAGGTTCTACAGTAATTACAGGAATAGGAAACACAGAAATACTTAAAATTGGATCTGGAATTTATTCTGGAAACAACAATTCTCTTGGAACTATTATTTCTATTGGAATTAATTCTATAACAGCATCTTCTGTTATACCAATCGGTTCTGATAGACTTTATTATTCTAATAATTTGAAACCAGCATTAACGTTATCAAATGTATCAACTGCAACAACGTTTAGAAAAACTTATTCGACTGGAATTACCACTGATATATGCCCATCAAAAGTTTATGCGATAAAAATAGATAGAAATACTTTCAAAATTACTGGAGTTTCTGGAGGTTCTGGAATAGGATTTACTTTCACTAATGTAGGATCTGGAAATTTACATAAATTTGAGATGGTTAAAAAAATGGAAAAAAGTGTGATCACCGTTAACGGTGTAAATCAATATCCATTGACTTATACATCTTTAACATACACTTTAAGTGAAAGTGTTGGTGTGGGAACAACATTTATAAGATTTTCTGGTATTGGTTCAATATATTCTGGAGATATATTAAAGGGGAAGGATGAATATTTAAATGTTATAAATGTTGGATTTGGAACCACAGTTAAGGGACCAATAACTGGTATTGGATCAATACCACTAGTTCAAGTTATTAGGGCATCTTTAGGTTCAACTGAAACCTTCCATACTAGTGGAGATGTCTTTAGACTTTATAAAGGGGCATATAATATTGTTGGCAATAAAATTTGGTTTGCTGATGCACCAGATGGAAAAGGCAATAATGATGTATTAAGTGAAAATTACCTCCCTTCTCCAAAATCAACATTTAATGGAAGAGTATTTTTAAGAAAAGATTATACTGGAAATCAAATATATGATGACATATCTCAAAATTTTACGGGAATTGCAAGAACATTTACCCTTTATAAAAATGAAGTTCCTGTTGCAAACGCTATACCAGGAAATAATTTAGTTTTCATCAATGATGTATTCCAAACACCAGACACTCAAAATAATACTGGAAATAATTACGAAATACTTTCGTCTCCAGGAATATCAAGTGTTTCATTTACTGGCATAAAAATACCAAATACAAATGATGTATTTACGGTGGACTATGATGTAAATCAAAATGAATTGCCAAGAGGTGGTATTTTAGTTTCATTGGCATTTACTGGAGGTCTTGGTTATGCACCTTTAGTTGGAATACCTTCATCAATGATTGATTTAAAAGTTGGTGCTGGTGGATCAATTAGATCTATAGGTTTCACAACATCAATCGTTGTTGGTATAGCAACGACTGGAATGATAGGAATTAATACTGATGTCATAACTGGAATTACTACTACTTCCATTTCTGTTGGACAAAAAGTTATTGACATTTTGAATGAGCAAACTTTAAATTTAGTAAATCCAATAGTTCCAAACTTAACTAGATTTTTACAATATGACACTTTAGTATCATCAATTGGAATTAATTCTATTTTTATTTCAAAATCAACAACTAATAATGTTGCATTTAGTACTACTTTTGGTTTTGATATAGGTCCTATTATTGGGTCGGGGTATTATAATACAATCTCAATCGGTATAACAGACTCTTTACACAACGGAACTCCTGCAAATATAAAAGCATTTGTTGGTTCTGGAGGCACTGTAACTTCTTTTAATATCGTAAGCGGTGGTAGTGGGTATGTAAATCCATATGTTGCTATCCCAGATCCATCGTATGAAAGGCTTCCTATTGTAGGGGTTTCTAAAGTTTCTGTAGGTAATACTACTAAGTGCGGAATTGGCGTTTCTTTAACTTTCTCAGTAAGTCCATCCATAGAAGTTGGGGTAAATTCAACATACTATAGAATATCAGATTATGAATTAAATAAATCTGGATATGGATTTGAACTTGGAGATATATTCCAACCTGTGGGGTTAACAACTGCACAAGGATTGCAAAAACCAATAACTCCAATTTTATTTACAGTAACTGATATTAAAGCAGATAGCTTTGCTTCGTGGCAAGTTGGGGAATTTGATTATATTGATAACATTAAACAATTACAAGATGGAATTCGAACTAGATTCCCATTATACAAAAATGGTGAACTCTTAAGTTTTGAAATTAATAGACTTGATCCAGACTCTTCTCTGATTGATTTTGATTCCGTTCTATTAATTTACATAAATGGAGTTATGCAAGAACCTGATGTTTCTTATAGATTCACCGGAGGAACTACATTTTCATTCTTAGAAGCACCAAAACCTTCTGATAATATTTCTATATTCTTTTATAGAGGAACTTCAGGTGTAGATAGTGTTGAGGTTGATATTACACAAACTATTAAACCTGGTGACTCTGTTCAAATAAACAAAAATGATCTCATACCACAAACTATTGGTCAAGATCCAAGGTTAGTTTCTTATATACTTTCTTCAGATATTTTTGAAACTGGAATTTATCTTGGTGATGGTGTTGATCAAATTAATCCAAGACCAATTAATCTAATAACTCAAAAAAGAGATTTAATTATAAACGAAACATTTTATTCAAAAGAAAGAGATTCTATAGAACCTTTAGTATTCCCAACCGCGAAAATAATTAAATCATTTACGCCTTCGGATAATTTTATATTTGTAGATGATGCTCAATTTTTTAATTATGAAGAAAATAATTTCGGCAATGAAGTACGTTCGTTTGATGGATTGGTTATTGCAAATCAAGATCCAGTGTCTGCTGCCATCAGTGCAGTAGTATCTACCGGATCAACTTCAATATCTTCAATATCAATAATTAATGGTGGATCTGGATATCTTGGTATTGGAAATAGTATTTTACTTAAAACTCGTTCGGTTGGTGTGGGTGGATCAAATGCAATAATTTATGCAACTGTTTCGTCCGCAGGAACAATTACCTCACCAATAAATATCGTAAGTCCTGGATTCGGATATACTCATACAAATCCACCTCAGGTTATTGCTCCAGTTCCTACTGCCAATAAGGAAATAATAAAAGATATTATTTTTGTGGACGGATTTTCGGGAATAATAACAGGTATAACAACAACTTCCGGAATAGGCACTGACCTTGCAATTAAATTCTTTGTAAAATATGACCAGGATTATGATCCAAATACATTAAAAGTTGGATATCCAATATATGTTTTTGATACAACTGTTGGTTCTGGATTAACTTCTATTGATTCAAATAATACAGAAAAAGTTGCCATAGGAACAGAATATTGCAATAACATTTATTACGTACATTCTATTACTAATTTAAATTTACAAGGTTCTATAACATGCAATATAATGTCAAACAGTAATATTACCGGAATTTCAACATTTGGTAATACTAAAAAGGGAGAGTTTTCTTGGGGAAGATTTAGTGGATTAAAAAGATCAGATAACATTAATTCCATCTCGGTGAATTTGAATGAGTATACAACTTCAGTAGGTTTAACTACGTATCCGACAATACAAAGGAGAAAATTTGGTCTTCGCTCAACTGGGGCACTTTCAAAAATTGATTTATAACATATAAATAAAGAAAAAAAGGAATAATAATGTCTGCAATTGTTACTGATCAATTTCGAATATTAAATGCCGGTAATTTTGTAGATTCGGTTAAAGATTCAAACAATTCGTATTATATATTCTTAGGTCTTCCAAATCCCACAGCAGTTGGATTTGGAAGATCTTCAACCTGGGATGAAGCAATTCCAACTCCAATTGACAATTTTAATTATTTAAATCACTCTAGAGATACTATATTATTTGGAAAGAAAATAACAACTGGCAATATTAGAAGATTAATTAGACGAGTTGATTGGACTAAAAATACCATATATGAACTGTATCGTCATGATTATTCTGTCAGTAATCCATCACGAAAAACTAATTCATATAGATTATATGATGCGAACTATTATGTAGTTAATAGCGATTATAGAGTTTATTTGTGCATAGACAATGGATCATCCTCAGCAAACAGACTAGGAAATCCTTCCCAAGATGAGCCAAAATTTGTCGATTTAGAGCCATCTAGGGCAGGAGAAAGTGGAGATGGGTATGTTTGGAAATATTTGTTCACAGTTAGTCCTTCAGATATTATAAAATTTGATTCTATAGAGTATATTTCTGTCCCAATTGATTGGGATACTACAACTGATCCTGATATATCTGCCATAAGAAATAGTGCAGATTCATCAGTAAATACCAATCAAATTAAAAAAGTTTATATAGAATCTGCAGGTTCTGGATATACACAATCAACCTCAGAATTGGATATTATAGGGGATGGTGAAGGTGCAAAAGTCATAGTTGATGTTGTTGGTGGAAGAATAAATGATGTGATAGTTTCTAGTGGAGGAAAAAACTACACTTATGGAAGAGTAGACTTATCTTCAATAAATCAAAGTGCAACTTCTTTTGCACACTTAATACCAATTATACCGCCATCAAAGGGACATGGTTATGACATTTATAATGAACTTGGATGTGAAAGAGTTTTACTTTATGCTAGATTTGACGATTCTACAAAAGATTTTCCAACAGATGCAAAATTTGCACAAATTGGTATACTTAAAAATCCAAACATTGCTGGATCTTCAAGTTCCATTTTTTCAGGGGATACATTCTCTGGCGTACACGCAATAAAATTATTATCAAATTCAGTTTCTTATCCGGATGATGCAATACCAGGAAATCCAATATATCAAACAATAAGCGGTGTTGGAACAGCAATAGGATATATTGCATCATTTGATCAACAAACAAATGTTTTGAAATATTTTACGGATAGATCTTTATATTATAATTCATTATCATACGACCAAAAAGATTCTAAAGATGTTGCGTTTAAATCTAAGGCAGTTGGATTTTCTACAATAGGTGGTGTAATAACATCATCAAATTCATTCAGTGGATCTATTGATATAAACTTCAGTGGCATAACCACAGATTTAACTTCAACTAAATCTGTTAATTTAGGTTCAACATTTATAAATGGAATGTCTCAACCAGAAATAAATAAATCATCTGGCGATGTAATTTATTTGGACAACCGACCGCTTGTAACTAGAAGTCCAAGGCAAAAAGAAGACATTAAAATTGTACTGGAATTTTAACTAAAATGGAAAAAACAGATTTAAACGTTTCCCCTTATTATGACGATTTTGATGCAGAAAAAAATTTTTATAAAGTTTTATTTAAACCAGGATTTCCAGTTCAAGCTAGAGAATTAACAACATTACAGAGTATATTACAAAATCAAATTTCTGCTTTTGGAAATAATATATTCAAAGATGGTTCGGTAGTTATCCCTGGAAATATTTCTTTTAATAGAAATTATTATGCAGTTAAAATTGATCCAGTACATCTTGGTTTAGATGTAGAATTTTATGTAGATAGTTTGGTAGGTAAAAAAATAAAAGGTCAAACTTCTCAAATAACTGCAATAGTTCAAAATGTAGTTAAAAGAATAGACTCTACAGAAAATGTAACTACATTATACGTAAAATACTTATCAGCAAATACCCAATTTGAATCTTCTCAATTTGTAGATGGGGAAACACTGATTACAGAAGAGACATTTAGTTACGGAAATACTTCTATAACATCAGGCAGCACAATAGCAACTCTTTTAGAAACAAATTCCACTAGCACGGGATCAGCAGTTTCTATTTCTCCTGGAATTTATTTTATTAGAGGATACTTTGTTTCAGTAGCAGAAGACACTTTAATACTTGACCAATATACAAATTCACCATCTTATAGAGTTGGATTGAGTGTTTTTGAAGAAGTTGTTACTGCAAAAAGTGATACTAGTTTATATGACAATGCAAAAGGATTTACAAACTACTCTGCTCCAGGGTCAGATAGATTTAAAATCTCAACCAAATTATCAAAAAAACTTTTAAGTGATTATGATGATAAAAGTTTTATAGAATTACTAAGAATTACTGATGGGCAAGTCAAAAAAATAAAAGAAACAACAGATTATTCATTAATAAAAGATTTCTTAGCAAAAAGAACTTATGAAGAATCTGGCAATTATACCTTAGCACCATTCAATATAGAAGTCGAAGAGTCTCTTAACAATTTAATAGATTCTAATGGAGTTTTTACTTCAAATCAAAGAACAGATCAAAACAATGTTCCATCTGAAGATTTATTGTGTGTTAAAATTTCTTCAGGTAAGGCATATGTTGGTGGTTATGATGTTGAAAATACAGGAACAGTTTTATTAGATGTAGAAAAACCAAGAACAACCGAATCTTTAAGGAATGTTCCTGTTCCATTTGAAATGGGAAATTTACTTATCTTAAATAATGTTTCAGGATCTCCTTTTGTGGGTATTGATAATAATTATTCTATTGATCTTTTTAACTATAGAAAATCAAGTACAATTTCCGGAACTGGAACAACTATAGGTAAAGCAAGAGTATATTCATTTTCTTCAAGTGATTCGGCTTATGTAGATCCTTCTTCAAGATTTAATTTATATCTGTATGATGTGCAAACATATACAGTATTGACATTAAGTGCTTCATTAACTTCTAACGAATGCCCAGAAACTTCATATATTAAAGGATTAAGTAGTGGAGCATCTGCATATGTTGTTGGATCTCCAAATGAAAAAGAACTAACAGTGTCTCAAGTTTCTGGAACATTTATTCAAAATGAACAGATTACCATAAACAATAATACTGGTATAACTAGAGTAGTATCTTCAATAAAAACATACGGAAGTCAAGATATTAAATCAGTCTATCAAGATTCTTCCAGTCTAGGTCTAAGCACTGATTTTTCTGCAGATACTTTTTTACAGAAACAAATAGCACCTAACTTTAATATAACTGATGTAATAACTATTAGTGAAGGAGCATCTGGGATAAGCACGGTAACTTGTTCCGGGAAAAATTTTGTAGGAATAAAAAGTGATGCTATTATTAGATATCAAAGATCTGGTTTTTCTACAGAATCATATGCAAGGGTTGTTTCAGTAAATAATGGCGGTTTATCTTTAACTATTGCCCCAGTTTCAAACGTTACAAATGTTTGTGTTGGTTCTTTACCACAAACAACAATTAACTCTACATTTTTCTTAGGCGAATCGTCAATTAAAAATGAGGACAAATCTTACTTATATTCAAAACTTGGCAATTCCAATATATCTTCAGTTGATTTAGGTGGGGCATCCCTAACTATAAAAAAACAAGTAACTGGAAAAAGTACTTCAAATACAGGAACATTAAATTTATCCGCGTCAAGTGATATTGGTGTTTCAAACGCATATTTTTCTCAATATAGACCTGAAAGATATGCTTTATTCTACAGTGATGGAGTTGTTGATCCTCTTTCTTCAGATAAAATAAGATTTGCAGATAATGGAGCGACACTACTTATTTCTGGATTAAGACCATCCCAGTCTAATATAACTATTCAAGTTACTGCTATAAAAAATGTAGTAAGAAATAAAACAAAAATTTATAAAAAAAGTGAAAGTATTATAATAGATAAAACTTCTTCGTCTATCACTGCTAATCTTAGTGGTCTGTCAACTAGTCCATATTATGGATTGAGGATAGAAGATGAAGAAATATCTTTAAATGTTCCAGATGTTGCAAAGATAGTAGGAATTTTCGAATCTTTAGATAGTAATCCAGCACAACTTGATAGATTAATTTTCCCATCAGGAACTAGTTTAAATTCAACTGTAATTGTTGGAGAGTATTGTAGAGGTGCAACAAGTAATGCAGTTGGACAAGTAATATCATCTTCATCAAATGAAGTTGAATTTGTTTATTTAAATGGAAACAAGTTTCAACCACTAGAAGTTGTAAAATTTGAAGAATCTAAAGTTTCTTCCCAATTAACTTCAATTTATGAAGGAAGATATATTAATAAAACTGGCGATTATTCTTTAGATGGTGGGCAAAGGGAACAATATTATGATTATTCCAGAATAAAAAGAAGAGTTGGTACTAGTTCACCAACAAAAAAATTAACAATTATATTCAATTATTATGAAGTGGATTCTATTGATAGTGGAGATGTTTATACCGTAAATAGTTATGATTCAGAAAGATATAAAAAAGATATACCAAAATTAAGTACAAATATTTCTCTAAGTGATGTATTGGATTTTAGACCTAGAGTTTCTAAATTTACTTCTATTGGTTATTCTCCTTTTGCATTTTCGTCCAGAAACTTTTTATCTGCACTAAGTCCTTCTTCAATTATTGCACAAAATGAAACTTCTTCGGTTGGTTATTCATACTACGTTCCAAGAATTGATAGAGTAGTTTTAACAAAAACTGGATTATTCCAATTAATAAAAGGCAATCCAGCAATAAATCCAAATCCACCTTTGACTTTAGATGATTCAATGGATGTTGGAATAATTAAATATCCACCATACGTTTACAATATTAGTGACATAAAAGTTACTCAAATTGAAAATAAGCGTTATACTATGAAAGATATTGGAAAACTAGAAGATAGAATTAAAAGTTTAGAAGAATTTGCATCTTTAACATTATTAGAATTAGATACAAAATCTTTACAAATAATTGATGAAGATGGATTAAGTAGATTTAAATGTGGATTCTTTGTTGATAATTTTAAAACTAATAATTTTATTGAAATTTCAAATTCCGACGCCAAATCTGCAATTGATGGTGAAAAAAATGAATTAACTACTGACGTTTCATTATATTCATTAAAAACACAAATTTTACCAAGTGAAAATATAAATTTTGAGAGTGCTGATTTTTCAACGAATATAGATTTGTTTGATCCAAATGTTAAAAAGACTGGAGATTTAATTACATTAAATTATAATGAAGTTGAATGGGGAGATATAGCACAACCATTTGCTACTACTGAAGAAAATTTAAATCCTTTTGGACTAACAGATTTTTCAGGAAATCTAACATTGCGCCCATCAACAGATTCTTGGGTTAGAACTATTAATAATTTTAAAGGATCTGTAGTAAAAACACAAAGTGATTGGGAAAATTCTTATCTCCAAAATTTAATACTAAGCAATGAGTCTGGAGAAAAATTAAGATCTAGAAATGTTGAATTTACTGCAAAAAATTTATTGCCTTCTACAAAGTATTTTTCATCGTTTGATGGCAAATCTGATATTGATATAATCCCAAAACTTTTAAAAATATCAATGGTATCCGGAATATTTAAATCTGGAGAAACCGTTGACGGTTATGTTGGATCTAATAGAGTTGCTTGTTTTAGATTAGCAGATTTAGATCACAAATTTGGTTATTATGGAAATCCAACAGAAAAGTATACAATAAATCCATATGACCCAACAAATGTCCTTAGTGTATATTCACAGTCATCTACTATAATTAATATAGATACTTATTCTTTAATGGATGAGTCTGATGGTAGATATTACGGATATACTCCTTATGGAATGCTTTTAGTTGGAAGAACTAGTGGAGCTCAAGCAACTGTCCAAAATCAAGAGTTGATAACCGATAATTATGGGGATTTAATAGGTTGTTTTTATATCAGAAACCCATATGTAAATCCAATGCCATCTACATCATTTATACTTGGTGATAAAACTTTTAAATTACAATCTCAGGGATCTTCTACAATAAGTTATTGTGAAACTTCTTTCTATGTGTCAAGAAATCCAAATTCATATAATGGAACTCTAGTTAGAAGACCTGTAATATCTAGAGATTTACTAGCAAATAAGCATCCATTAATACAAACATTCAAAACAGATAATACAGGTGGATTTTTAACATCAATTGATTTATTTTTCTCAGAAAAAGATTCTGATGAGAAATTAACGTTAGAAATAAGAGAATCTGATCTTGGTGGAAATCCAACTAAAAAATTACTTCAAGATTATGCAAGAGTTAGTGTTTTACCATCTAATATTAAAACTTCACCTAATGGAAGCACACCAACTAATATAAAATTAAATTCTCCATTATATCTAGAACCAAATAAGCAATATTGTATTGCGATTTATTCGCCATCATCCTCAAAATATAAAATTTGGACCGCAGAATCAAATAAAGCAACTGTTGAAACGCAAACTTATCCTAATTCTTTACAAGTATTTTATTCAAATCAATATATTGGTGGTCATTTATATAAATCCCATAATGGAACTGGACCTGTTGCATCATTATATCAAGATTTGAAATTTAAATTTTATAAAGCTCAGTTTTCACAATCTAGTGGAACCGCATATTTTGTTAATCCCAACTTAAGTAATAATTTGGGAGAAGATTATGACAGCAACATTGAAAAATTAGTCGAAAATCCGATAACTGCATATCCGAGAAAGCTAGTAATTGGAATAACAACTTCATATGGAAGTTCTGCACAAAATGTATATAGTATTGGAAGAAAGATAGTTTCTAATGCAAATAGCAATTATGGATTTATTGAGCAAGTTGGTGGAAATATCTTGACCTTAACTGCATCCAATGTTGGAACTGGATATTCTGATGGTACTTTTACTAATGTTCCGTTATATACAATTCAAGGATATGGTCCAAATGTAGTAAGTGCTTCTGCAAATATAACTATTTCTGGTGGAAAAATATCAAATGTTTCTATAGCAAGTAGTGGAGAAGGATATGCTTTAGGTGATATGCTGGGAATAACAACCAGTTACATTGGAAAAGGATCAAATGCTACATTATCAGTTTCCGCAAGAGCAAATATTGATACTTTATATTTAAAGAATGTTTATATGCAAGAATTTGCCAGTGGAACAGGGTTATCATACTATGATAATACCACTTTAGTTTCATTGGCTGGAACTTCTACAAGAAATCCAGCATATGTTCCTAGTGATTTATATACAGGAAATGTTTTCAAAGTTAATCATTATAGTCATGGAATGCACGCAAATAACAATATGGTTATAATAAGTGGCGTATCTCCAGACACAACACCAGAACCTTTACAATCATCTTTAGTTTCATCAAGCACAGTTATATCAATAGCCAATACATCAAACTTTACAACGTTTGAGGGAAGAGTTGTTTCTGGTATTAACACTGGTTATGTTCTAATTAATAATGAAATTATTTCTTATTATGCGGTAAACAGTGGTTCATTATCAATTTTAAGTAGAGGAATCAACAATTCTGCTAGCAGAAATCACGATCCTGGATCATTAGTATACAAATACGAATCTAATAATGTTTCTTTAATTAGGATAAACGCAAATCACGTCCTTCCATCAAATTCCTCATTATTATCTTCCCTAAGAGATGCTGATAATTATTATTTACAATTTGGGCAATATGACAATGTAAATGCAATATTTGCAAATGAAAAAACTTTTGGCGGAGGAAATTGTAAAGCTACTCAAAACTATCAATTTAATTCAATAATACCTAAATTTAATATAATTTCTCCAGACAGAACATCAATTTCTTCCTTAATTAGAACTATTTCCGGTACTAGTGGAGGAGGATCTGAGGCATCATTCTTAGATCAAGGTTATTCTGAAATCTCTTTAAATTCCAAAAACAATTTCAATACACCTAGGTTAGTAGCATCAAAAATTAACGAAACTAGAAATCTTCAATTTATACCTAGATCAAAATCATTAACCATAGGAATAAATTTACAATCTTCGGATGTAAATTTATCTCCAGTGATTGATTTAACAGAGTCCACATCAGTTGCTCTAATTAGAAATAGATTAAATTCCCCAATTACAAATTATTCTTCTGATCCAAGGTCAAATAATCTAGTAAATGATCCTCACGCATCAGTTTACATTTCTAAACAAATAAATTTAGTAAAACCAGCAACTTCACTTAAAGTTATAACAAACACTTATAGATCTTCAAGTAGTAATTTTAGAGTTTTATATAAATTAATTAGAGCAAATTCAACAGGAACAGATCAGTCTTATGAACTTTTCCCCGGATATAATAATTTAAATGATCTTAATGGGGATGGAATTGGGGATACTATCATTAATGTTTCTTTAAATGATGGATTGCCCGATTCGTTTGTTGGAGCAAATCAAGAAGGTGAATTTTCGGAATATCAGTTCACTGCTCAAAACTTAGATCAATTTGTTGGATTTTCTATTAAGATAGTAATGAGTGGATCTAATGAGGCAACTCCACTGAAATTTAAAGATATAAGAGTTATTGCTTTAGCGTAATGATACCAATAGAAGGACATAAAAATTTATATCGTGATGAAGAAACTGGTGCTATAATTAATACTGATAATTATGAGTATTTAAATTATACTAAAATAAAAAAAGAAAAATTAAAGCAAAAATTTGAAATAGAAAATTTAAAGAACGAACTTTCAGAAATTAAATTACTGCTAAGGAGATTATTAGATGAATCCTCAAGAGATTAATTTATCATCAATAGATAAACTTTTCGAATATGAAAAACACTGTAGATTAATTGATTCTCTCAGTATTGATGATCTGAAACTTTTTTCTAAATTATATTTTAAGATGTATTTAAAACAACAAGAAGTAATAAGTTCTATCGAGAATATTGGGTTATAAATACTTTTAAAATTAGTTATTTTCATTAAATGGCATCAGTATACGTAAGTAACCTTGTCATTAATTCTGGAGCAGATTTTTCTCAAGATTTTTTCTTAGAAAATAGTTCTACTAATTCAGCTTTAGACTTAAGTACTTCATCAATTTCTTCTCAAATGAGGAAATGGTCTGGAAGTTCCGGGGTAACTACATTTACTACATCTGTGGTTAATTCATCTTCTGGTCAAATAAGAATTGGATTATCTTCAGTGACAACTGCTAGATTAAAACCTGGTAGATATGTCTATGATGTTTTAATTACAACTACAAGTGGTGTTACAACTACAACTTCAAGAGTAGTAGAAGGCATGGCTTTGGTAAGAGAAGGCGTTACTCATTAGTATCAAATATGTCTAAACCAGCATCCAGACAACAACTTATAGATTACTGCTTACGAAGACTTGGGGCACCAGTTTTAGAAATTAATGTCGATGAGGATCAAATAGATGATTTAGTTGATGATGCTTTACAGTACTTCCACGAAAGACACTTTGATGGTGTTGAAAGGATGTATTTAAAATATCAATTAACTCAAGAAGACATTGATAGAGGCACTGCAAATGCAAATTCTCCAGTTGGTTCTGGTATAGTTACAACTACCGGATCATCAACTATTAATGGAGTTTCCAAAGCATTTAATTTTTACGAATCTTCAAATTATATACAAATTCCAGATTCTGTAATTGGAGTTGAAAAAATATTTAAATTTAATGCTAGTACAATATCATCAGGAATGTTTAGTATTAAGTATCAATTATTTTTAAACGATTTATACTACTTCAACTCTATACAACTTTTGCAATATTCTATGGTAAAAACATATCTTGAAGACATTGATTTTTTACTGACTACAGATAAACAAGTTAGATTTAATAAAAGACAAAATAGGTTATATTTAGATTTCAATTGGGAAGGTAACAAAGCAGGAGACTTTTTAGTAATAGACTGCTTTAGAATTTTAGATCCTAATGATTTTCCTAAAGTATATAATGATAGTTTTCTTAAGAAATATTTAACTGCTTTAATTAAAAAACAATGGGGTCAAAATTTAATTAAATTTAGAGGTGTCAAACTTCCTGGCGGAATAGAATTAAATGGAAGAGAAATATACGAAGATGCAGAAAGAGAACTAGAAGATATCAAACAAAGAATGTCATTAGAGTATGAACTTCCACCATTAGACATGATAGGATAATATGGCATTAAATCCATTTTTTCTTCAAGGTTCTCCAGGAGAACAAAGATTAGTTCAAGAATTGATAAATGAACAACTCAAAATTTATGGTGTTGAAGTTTTATACATACCAAGAAAATTTGTAAGAAAAGATACAATTCTGAATGAAGTAACATCATCTAGATTTGATGATAATTTTTCTATAGAAGCTTATGTTAGCAATTACGAAGGATATGGAGGGTCTGGAGATATTTTAACTAAATTTGGAATGAGTTTAAGAGATGAATTAGTTCTGATAATATCAAGAGAACGATTTGAAGACTTTATTGTTCCATTTTTAGAATCAATGGACGATAATGAGATTACTTTATCATCTAGACCAAGAGAAGGAGATATAATATATTTTCCATTAGGAAAAAGGTTGTTTGAAGTTAAATTTGTAGAGCATGAGCAACCATTTTATCAGTTAGGGAAAAATTATGTTTATGAATTAAAATGTGAATTATTTGAATATGAAGATGAAATTGGTGGATTTTCAGACTCCAATACTGCAGTTGATGAAATTGATGGGACTTTACAATCTCAAGGTTATATTTCTTCTTTGTCTTTATTTTCTTTTGGTCAAACTGCAACAGCAACTGCAGGTATTTCTAGTGGTTATATTAGAAGAGTTTTTATAAACAATGATGGAAGTGGGTATGTAGGAATACCGACAGTTTCTTTTAGTTTACCACCATCCGGAGGAACAAAAGCTTCTGGTGTTGCAATTACAACCTGTAAAGGTGGTATTTGTTCTATTAAAGAAATTTTATTAACAAATCCCGGATCTGGATATACTACAATCCCAACAGTAACAATACATTCTAATGGGTATGGTGTTGGTGCAGCAGCAACAGCAGAATTAGTACAGGGATATTATGGTGCAAGAGTTACTGGTATTCAAACAACCGGAGGTGGATATGTAAATCCACCAGTTGTTACATTTAGTTCTCCTAATATTGGATCGGGAATAACTGCAAGGGGAATTTCAGTTGTTGGTTCTTCTGGAACAATAACACAAATTTTAATAAGAGATGCTGGTCTAGGTTATACATCTAACCCAATAATAACTATTGCACCTCCACCATTAATGACTGGTATAGGAACGTATAAATTTAATGAAATTGTTAGAGGTTCACAGTCTGGAACAACAGCAAGAGTTAAATCTTGGGACAAAGATACTAATATTTTACAGATAGGAACTATAAATGGATCATTTATTGCTGGTGAATCTATAATAGGAACGGCCTCTTCTGCAACTTATACTTTAAAAATAGCATCTCAAGGTGAATTTGTTGATAAATATCAACAAAATGATGAAATTGAAGAAGAAGCAGATCTTATTCTCGATTTCTCTGAATCAAATCCATTCGGTAATTACTAATGTTAGGAACTTATTACTATCACGAAATTATTAGAAAAACAATAGTTTCATTTGGAACTTTATTTAATCAGATTTATATAAAACATAAAGATTCTGATGGCGACACGTATAGTGAAATAAGAGTTCCTCTTGCTTATGGACCATCTCAAAAGTTTTTGGCGAGAATTGAACAACAATCAGATTTAAACAAACCAGTTCAAATAACATTGCCCAGAATGTCGTTTGAAATGAATAGTATTCAATATGATTCAACGAGAAAATCTGGAATAACACAAACCTTTAAAGCTTCTGATGGTCAAAATTTAAAAAAAGTTTATATGCCGGTTCCATATAATATTGGATTTGAATTGAACATTTTGAGCAAACTTAATGATGATGCTCTTCAAATAGTTGAACAAATTTTGCCATATTTTCAACCAGGATTTACATTAACTATTGATTTAATTGATTCTATAGGAGAAAAGAGAGATGTTCCAGTAGTTTTAGAGAACATTTCTTTTCAAGATGATTATGAAGGTGATTTTTCCACAAGAAGAGCTTTAATTTATACTTTACAATTTACGGCAAAAACTTACATGTTTGGTCCTATAGCAGAATCTACAGATGGTCTAATTCGTAAGGTTCAAATTGATGCTTATTCAGATTCCAATGTTTCTACTGCTAAAAGGGAAATGAGATATACAGCAGTGGCTGAAGCAAAGGTTGACTACAATAACGATGGTGTTATCAATTCATCAGATAGACCATTTATTGATCCTGATGATGATTTTGGATTTAGTGATTCTTGGGAGTTTTTTGATGACTCTAAATCATACAGTCCAACTCAAAAATCTGATATTTGATTGATATGAAAAATAGTTACGATAAACTGGATAAAGCATTAAACCTTGACGCCCAAATAATTGAAAGTGATTCTAAAGATTGTGAAATAGAAATTATTAAACCAGAAGAACAAAATGATATAAAAAAAGATTATGAATATACAAGGGCAAATTTATACTCATTAATTGAAAAAGGTCAAGAGGCAATTAATGGGATTATGGAACTTGCTGGAGAAGGTGGAAGTCCCAGAGCATATGAAGTTGCTGGTCAACTTATAAAAAACGTTGCTGATACAACAGATAAACTCATAGATTTGCAGAAAAAATTAAAAGATGTTGAAGAAGAAGCAGTAAGAACTACCAATAATGTAACCAATAATGCAGTTTTTGTAGGATCTACTTCAGAACTTTCCAAGTTATTAAAACAAGGTTTTCTAAATAATAACAAGGACTAATTTTTTAACTGTGCAAAAATTAAAACCATATAAAACTGTTGAACAAATTGCAAAGAAGCATCGCCTTGAAGTTTCTTTTATACAAAAACAGCTTGATATGGGAGAGCCTATAGAGCATGAGCATACCAAAGATCATAAACTTGCTACAGAAATAGCATTACAACACCTGGACGAAATACCAGATTACTATACAAGACTTAAAAAAATGGAAACTTCTGCAAAGAAAGAACATCAAAAGTTTAAAGACGTTACGGAAGGTAAAGGTCTTTGGGCAAATATCCATGCCCGCAGAAAAGCAGGAAAACCCCGCAAAAAACCTGGTGAAAAAGGATATCCAAAAACTTTAGATATTCCAGAGCAAGCTGAAATGCAAAGATATTGCCCAAGGTGTGAAAAAAATGAAACTAGAGATGCTTGTAAGTATGGTCCAAAGTATTGGGATATGTTCTCAACACCAATTACTTTAAGTTCTCATGCTTATGATCCTAATAGACCTCATCCAGCAAATGAGGAAAAGGATCATGAGTACTCTATGGCACGTTCAGAGATTTCTACGATTATTTCTGCTGCCAAAAGACTAAAAAAGAAAATGGGTAAAGGTGAGGGTAGTTTAGAAGCATGGGTTCAATCAAAAATTACTAAAGCAGCAGATTATCTAGATAGTGCAGCAGATTATGTAAATAGTGGCGAAATGAAAGCAGAAGGTGTAAGTTTTGATATTGGTCCAAGGCATAAAGAAGTAAGAACTACAAATGCTTCTAGAAAACTGCAACAAATGACAACTGCTCAACAAGCACAGTTACCAAAAGAAAAAGTAAAAAAAGTTTTAGGAACAGACCTTCCAAGAATTAACAAAGAGTCAGTTTCTATTGAAGATGCAAATGGCAATCATTATGCGGAATTTATTGACATAATTAAACCAGAACCACTAAAAGCATCAGAGGGTATTGGAAGCAGAATGTTAGGTATTGAAGAAGGTTTAAAGCAGGCACGTAAAAATGTTGGTGCTAGTAAGTGTTGGGATGGTTATAAGGCAAAAGGAACTAAATTGAAAAATGGGCGTCAAGTTCCAAACTGTGTTCCTGAAGGAAAAACTTTTGATAATTTTATGGAGGCAGTTGACAAGTCCAAGATGAAGTGCAACTCCCCAAAGTCTGATCCCGTGGGCGATTCGCTCACGGGTAAGTCTCATGTTGTAAAAGCATGTTCTGGTGGTAAAGAAAAGATCATTCGTTTTGGACAAAGAGGAGTAAAAGGATCTCCAAAGAAAAAAGGTGAGTCCAAAGAATACGCATCTCGTCGCCACAGATTTCAAACAAGACATGCAAAAAATATTGCAAAAGGACCAATGTCCGCTGCATATTGGGCAAACAAAGTTAAGTGGTAATACAAATGAAAAGTTTTAAACAGTTTCTTTCAGAAAGCGTTACCATACAAGGAGATTTCAACGGAAATCTTTATATGAATTCTTCACAACCAGAAGAGGCAAAAGAGTCTTTTGTTGCTGATGTAGTTTGGGAAGGAAAAATATACCGTATGGAAATTGAAGGAAGTATGATGAGTAAAAATGAACTTGCGGAGCATTTGCAGGGAGAATATCCTGGCGCAATTGTTCATAATGTTTATCCCATTTCACAAAGTTCAGTAACAGTTAAAAGCGCACAAAGATACAGACCAGAAAGATTATCTTGGAGTGATTAATAATGGCTCAGTGGAATAAGAATGAACAAGACTATCTAAATCAAGAGAGAAGTCTCTTTGAGGTTTTTAATATTGCAGATCATTGGGGAAACCAAACTGATTGGCGTCCTCAATTTTCTAACAGCAACAGACTCAAAGTTGCCCCATATCAAACAGTTTTCTTCAATACTTTTCAATATGGAAAAGAAACTGATGTATGGGATGAAAGAGTAGTTGGAGTTGGAACTGCAACACATAATGTAAATGCCAGCAATGTTATATTGCAGGTAGGTTCTACTGCGGGAAGTAGAGTCATCCGTCAAACCAAACAGGTGATGAGATACATTCCAGGTAGGAGTGCAACTCTGGCATTTGCGATTCGTCTTGAACAACCACAAGTCGGTATTCGCAGAAGATTTGGATTGTTTGATGAATATAATGGAACATTTTTTGAAGATGACGGTGGAACATATTCTTATGTAATTCGCAGCACTACAACTGGAATTACTACAGAAACTAGAGTCACTAGAGAAAACTGGAATGGAGAAAAGTTTGATGGAAATGGATGGACTGGAGTAACTGCAGATCCAACAAAACAACAAATGATTTCCATTAATTATGAATGGTATGGTGCAGGATTAGTTCAATTT